AAATATAAAACTTTCAAGAAATCGTTATTTATCTTCCTTAAAATCTTTATATTCTTCATTTATTTCTTCACTATCGATTGTTTCTTTTAAAATTTCTTTTGCCTTACTTCCCATTGATTTCTTTAAAGCATCATAATGTGCTAATGCCAAAGGAACACCAGTTCTACCTAATGGGTCTCTACCTCGAGCACTTCCATCTTTGGAATAATTTGGTACTTCTTTAGGTCTTCCTGCTCCATCAAATCCACCCTCAGGTGCCCCACCTTCATCTCTGAATATAGAACCCGCTTTAGATTCATCATCGTATCCACCACTTGATTGCATATCACTTGGTGTTCCAACTGATTCACCTGTATCTGCTGGGTCATTACCCTCTACAGATATTTGTTCAAATCTAAACTTAGTTTTTTGGTCATGAACAATTTGTGAATCCATTTCTTTAATTTGGTCATCAGAGAAATTAAATAAATTTTTATAAATCCATTCACTACTCATCATTTGATTTTCTTTCATATCACGAGCAAGATTTATTTTGTTACTCCACAATTCTATCTTTTCTTGTTCATAGATTGTAGATGGATTAGTTAACTCTAATTCAAAGTTTGTTAATTCTGCATCTGTATATCCTTGTGAATATAAGTGTACTACAGCAATCTTAGTTAACTCACTAACAAGAATTCTTTGAACTCTCTCAATAGTACGAGCAAATCTAACATCCTCAGCTGCCAATGTTGCTTTTGAACCTAATCCCTCTTCATATCCTAAGAACGCTTTTGGTACATGAAGTGCTGCCAACATTCTATTTTTTAGATATTCAATATCTTCTGTAGTTTCATAAGTCATACCAGGTAGTGATTCAATTTGTGTTCCACTATCACCACCTCGAACTGGCATAAAGAAGTCTTCTGTTAGATTTTGTATGTTAAACTTTAAGTTATAATCACCTGTATCATTATCTATGAATGGTGTTTTCTTCATCTTGTTAATAATTCTTTGCATGTAATTATCAACTTCATTTGGTGGTATATTACCAATATCAATCTTAAAGATTCTCTTTTCAGGTGCTCTCATGATTCTATGGATTAACATCGCATCTTCCATCAATGTAACTTGTTTCCATACTTTACGAGCACTTTCTAAAATAGATTTACCATAAGGTAAAAGATTACTATCACTTGCTAATCTGAAGTGAGCAATTTGGAAGTTTTCAAACTCAATCTTTTTACCTGTTGTAGAACGAGCAAAATAAGGATGAGTTGTTTGTTGAGCTTCCATTCTGAATTTTGTATAATAAGGATTTTCCGGGTCTTCTCCCTCTATACGAAGTAATTCATAAGATGAAACTGGTACAACATTTGTAATACCATATTTATCTTCGATATCTAAATATAAAAAGAAATCACCATACTTAACAAGGTTTCTTGTCCATGGCCATAAGTTAAATTCAATATTCAAAATATCATAAAATAAATTATGTAGAATTTCTTTAATGTTATTATTATCAGTTACGATGTTTAATACTTCACCATATGGATTTTTCATCGTACATTCATCAGCATATATATCAAGTGCAGATGCAATAATACTATCACTATCCATACTTTCATAGTCTTTGAACAAACCCAATCTTGCTGCCTGTAATTGTGCATATGTGGAATATCCACTATTTACCAAATCCAATCCACTATGTAGTTTAGAATATCTATCCACTAAGTGTGATTTAGTCATTGCCTGTATTTGTTCAGTATCTGCAACTTTTAATTTCTTACCACCGACATTTCTTACGATTACATTTGTACTAAATAATCGCCTCAGTCTAGCGTATAATGATTTATCTGCCATTTTTTACCTCACTTACAAGAGCCACTCTAATGACTCTTTTTTCTTGTTTACTTCCCACTCCCAATTTTCATTTGTACTTTCTTCTGGAGTGTAAAGACCGTCAATATCTTGCATTCTATTGAGAGTCTTTTTTGTTAATTCAATTCCCTCAGTTCGTAATCTTAATGCAGTATCACGAACCCACAATCCGATAGCAAACGACATAACTAAATCATCATTATATCCTGCCATTGCTTCGGCTCTGTTATTATTATAGATAAAAGTAAACAATTCATCAATCAAACGATTTGAACGAACCACTACACTTTCATCCCTAAAATATTCTTCAAGTTTTGCAATAATTAATGGTCTGGTTTTCATTGTTGTGGTGAATCCAGCCACCATATTCTTTTCTTGACTTCTATATCGATTTGTCATTTGGTGAGCAATATCGACATATTGTAAATCTTTACTTGTATAAAATAGATTAGGATAATCCCTATCTATCACTTGTTGGATGGTTGCCCAACCAATATTATTGTTTTCTATAATTAGTAAGGCATCGTTATATTCTGTTGAAATACTCACTAACATATTACCAAAATCTTTGGTATTTATCCTACCTTTGTACTCTGCAACTTGTTCTACTTTTTCAATATCAATTACATGAAAAGCAGAATAATCTGCTGAATCTCCTCTACCAACATCAGCACATACCACATAATTCTTTGTATAATCTGGTGGTTCCCAAATCCAACAATTACCATCTATTCCTCTTTTTTCTATTGGGTCTTGTACTTGTTTTTCTCTACATTCTTCTAATATCGTACCATCAATAACAGAAGTACCAGAAGTGATAAAATCACAATCACACTCTTGTGCAGCACCTTGTACACCCAATAATTTATCTTGTTCATCTCTCCAACTTTCATCTCTATCAGGATGTACAGTCCAATGAAGTTTGATAAAGTTAAACATACCACGACCTTCTTCAGCCTCTACCCAAGTTTTGTGGAACCAATTACCCACACCATTAGGTGTTGATAGTGCAATACATTGTCCACCAGTGGTTAAAGTACTTTGTGCTGCAGTCCATATTTGGTCAATCTTATCAATAAATGCTGCCTCATCTAATATCAATAATGATAGAGCTTCTGAACGAGCTGCTTCAGGTCCACTCGATACTGCCTTAATCTGTGAACCATTAACATATCGAAGATTTAACTTATTATCCTCAACACATCGTTGTTTCAACCAACTTGGTAAGTTTGCGTGCATCACACGAACTTTCGTTACCAAGTTTTTAGCAACATCTTGTTTAGTTGCAATCACAAGAATGTTTTTATCTTGATGAAATGTCATCATCCATAATGAATAACCCGCAGTTAATGTACTGATACCTAACTGACGAGCTTTCAATATGATATTCATACGATGAGTTTCAAATTCTTGTACGGTATTCCTTTGAAAGTCGTACAAACTAAATGGTATTTTTCCCTGTATTGGATGTTGAATCACACAATACTTTGTTAAAAAGTATGCAGGGTCTTTAGCACATTTAATATACTCTTGTTTTATTGCATCTTTAAATTGTTCTGCCATTATTTTAGTTCGCCTGCAAGTTTAACCGAAACCGAAGTTGCGGCAACACCATAAACAAACCATAACCATTTGTTTTCGTGCCACTTAGGTTTCACCACTTTCACTTTTTCTTTATAGAGATTAATTGTTTCCTCTTGTAACTGAAGTTGCTGTGTTCTAAAATCAATAATCAGAGAATCAGATTTTGCATTATCCTCTAATAATGAGATTTGTGTTTCCAAATCCATCACTAAAGATACATTTAAACTATCTTTTAACTCTAATTCTTTGATTTTGTTAGTGAACCCAAGAACTTCTTCCTCTGTAAAGGTGTAAGTTTTTGTATCTTGCCCAAACAACAAACCAAGAAATAATATGTAAATAAAATATCTCATATATATAAATATATACTACTTACTAAATTTCTTCAAATATTTTACTGCCTCATCAACATCATCTGTTTTAACTGCTTCTTCGGCTTTTAGTATTTGTTTTTTGGTAGTAGTTACCTTTCTCTTAAGAGAAGCAACTTCTTTTTTGTTTACTCTTTTTTTAGATTCAAGTTTTTCAACTTGTTTCTCAAGGTCTTTAACCTCTTCGTTTTTTGCCTTAATGGCTGTATCTAATTTTTTGACTTCTTCTTTTTTCTTTCCACCAAAAAATAGATTCATTATGAATTGAATAATTCCACCCATTTTATTTTCTCCTTGTTGGTTTTCTAATTCCACATTGTTTTAACAAATCTTCAAACGATATACCCTCTTCATACTCCATATCGTGTTCTTCTAACTCCATTAATTTTTCCATAATTCTTGTATAAACCATTATATTACCTTCGGTTTCTAATGTTCCTTGTCGATTATGATACTCTATTGCTGTTTCTCCTAATCGTGAAACTAAATTCATTATATCAAGAACTATGTTCTCCGGCAGTATTAAGTAGTTTCTCTTCCTCATTTATAGCCTCTTCAAGTTTATTTATGTGTTCTTTTGCTTCATTCACAACTTGGTTGAATTGTTCTTCACCCATTTCCCACTTTTCTTTTTCAAGTTCAGGTGTTTGTACACCTACTTGATTGAACCACTCTGCTTTACCGCCTGTTTCTTCAAATTCAACAATACTTTGTTTTAAATCTTTAAGATATGATTTTCTATTTTCTATCATTTTTCTTTGTGCATACTCTTCAAATTTACCCTCATACCTTAACTTTGTTTCATAAACAATTTGACAATCCATACAATGTCCAAACATTCTCCAAAACTTATTATCAAGTTTTTTCTTCATTGCCTTTTTACAAGATGGACAAAACCAAGGCATTCTTACTGATGCCATAATATCAGTTAATTCTGATTTACGAGTTTCTCCACCACGATTTTCTTGTTTACCCTCGTACCCTACTTGTACATAATCTTTTTCATGTTCTTTGCCCGACATTAAATCTTTTAATGCCTTATTGGCTCTGTCCATATCTTTACTATATCCTGCCATTGTAACTCCTATCCAAATTTTAAACTACCAAGTATTTGATTTACAGGTGCAAATGCTCCTGTGAATTTGTATGTTTTTCCTTTGTATTTAAAAACAATACCCTCACTTGGCACAATTGATTTTAATCCACCAATTGCATTTAGTTTTTCTATTTGTGTTTTTAGTTTTTTTAATTTTTCTATATTACCTTTTTTACTTAAATCTCTATATGCCTTTTCCATTTCATCACGAACTTTTTGAACTGCCTTATCAGGATTTGCTGCCATAAATCCACTTATGTTTTTCAGTATTTGTGCACCAACATCAAAGAATAATACTTCAAATGGTTTTATATTATCTTTAAACATTCTGTTATGGTCAAGTTTATCTGTATTGATTACCCAATCTACAAACTTTGGATTATCCTTGAAATCATTTTTTATATCAGAAATTTTATATGATTTATCAAAGTATGCCCATCTCTTTACTAATTTAGCAAATTGTGTTGGTTTTAATTTAACTTTGAATTGTTTACTTGCGTTATAAATATACTCTCTCCAATATGATTCATGATACATACCTAATGTATCTTTATCATTCAATCCATATGTTGATTGTAATCGTTTTAATCTACCCAAATACATTGATTGTAATTTATCAAAATTTTGTGATTTAGGAACTTGTAAAAATTTTGGTTTACCAATTTTAAATGTTTTTTGTATATTTTGATTCACTTGTTTAATCATACCTGCCAACATACGAGCAGAATCTTTTGGTTGTCCTATTGGTCTACCACTTTCATCATATTCTAATGTACCATGAAATACTATTTCTGCCACATCATAATCTATTACATTTGCTGTTTTTGGATACATAACCTCTAAATTCATCCATCGTTTACCATTACCGAATACTTTTTCTTTTTGTTTATCCGATAAAGAACCGATTGCCTTTTCTAAATCTCTCATCGCACCTACAAAGGCTTTCTTGATTTCTCCTCTACCTTTAAAAATAGATGCAACTCCTTTAGTATCAGGTGCAGTTTTACCAAAGTTTTTTAAATGTCCTTTGTTTCTGGCTGCTTTCAACTTCCCATCAATCCAACATATCATTAGATTTTGTCCATCAAGTTTTTCAGTAACACCATCTTCTCTATCTAACTTTCCACCGATACCATTAATAATTATCTGTTTCAAATCTGAAAATGTAAGATTATTATCGTCAAATGGATGATTCATATGTCCGTATGCTCCACCCTCTATCAATAATCCAACATCTTTCATAAAACTTTCTTTCATTTGTTCAATTCTATCTCCCATATCTTCATCACCTGGTGCTAAATCAAGTTCAACAGCTCTTTGTGTGTTTTGGTCTTGTGTTTGTACACCTGGTAGTGCTGGAGCTTCAACAGGTACACCAGTAACATTTTTAGTATCTGGTGTTAATCCCATCCATTTTAATATTTGGAAATCTAAACCACTAACAACTTTATCTATCCACTTTTTATATGCTTTTACCGGGTCTTCACTTGGGAATCTTTCCCCATATGGTCCTGCACCTCTTCTACCATAAGCAACTGTAGGTACTTTATCCAACCTTGTGGTGTAATCTAAACCAGGGTCAATTGCACTATCTCTTAAAATGTAATGAACTAATTCCCAACCCAATCCTTGTTCTTTTTCTTTTTGATATAATTTATCAATCCATTTTTTTGTTTCTCGTTGATAATCTTCAAACCCATCATAATATGTTGGTGGGCCATCATCAATAGGAATACTACCCATTGAAGAACCCTCTATAAGAAACTTATCAAATATCTCAAATAATTTTTTAAATTTATTATTCATCATTTGAAATACACCCTTATCATAGTATCCAAATGCCTTTTTGAATAATTTTTCTCTATCTTTTTCGTAATCTGGTGAACCAAGTAATTGTCTCATTACGGTTCCACTTACTTCTTTACCACCCACTTTAATAGATTGGTGTGGTGCTGTAAGAATGTATCCATGTTCTGAATAACCTTGAAGATTGTTTTTGTTTCTTTTAAAATCTTGATAATAAGTTTTACCACCACCTTTTTTTGTTCCACCTTTTAATCTACCCGCATCTTTCTTACCAAAAATATACACTACTGCTGTAGTTTCAGAATCATACTTTTTCAAAGTATTATCTGCAACATAAGGTGTTTTTTCCTTAACAATTCGATTAGATGGAATACCCATTTTTGTCATATGACGAACTTTTTCTTTAAAGTTCATTGGGTGTCTTGGTGGTTTCTTGATATCACTTGTTGTGATATAAGCTTCATCCACTTGAGATTTTAACCACTCATAAGTTTTTTTATGGTGAGGCCCAAACGGTTGAAATCGTCCACCATAAATACCTATAACTTTTTTAATCTTTTGTTCGGAAATGGTTGTATTTTCCCCAATTTCCATACTTAAATTTACAAAATTTTCCATATGAATGTCAAGCTCTTTTTGTAATTTTTTATATCCACTACCATAAGGAACTGATGTGTTTCCTTTTCTTTTCATTTTCTTAACACCTTTTCTACTTGGTGATGGTATTACTCCTGCAGGTGCACCAAACTCTTCATTAATAATACCACCTCGTTCATTATACCATTTTCTAAATTGTGCTGGTGTTCCTACGGTAACTTTACCTTTTGCAATTTTTTCTACTTCTTTTCTTATACTATCA